CGTATTCGTGTGCTTGGCGAGTTTCCGAGGGCCGATGATGATACGATTATTCCGTTTCATCTGGCTGACAGCGCAATCAAGCGTGACATTGAGATACCTGAAGACACGAAGCCTATCTGGGGTTTGGATGTGGCTCGCTTTGGCGCGGATAAGACTGCGCTGTGCAAACGGTACGGCAATGTCGTGACTGATATTACGTCTTGGCAGGGTTTGGATCTGATGCAGACTGTTGGGCGCGTGATGGCCGAATACGAGGGTTTAGCGCCATCCATGCGGCCCAGCGAGATACTTGTTGATAGCATTGGCGTTGGCGGCGGTGTGGTCGATAGACTGCGTGAACTTGGCGCGCCTGTTCGTGGCATTAATGTTGGCGAAGCACCCTCAATGGGCAACACGTACATGAATTTGCGGGCGGAGCTTTGGTTTAAGACGAAGGGTTGGCTTGAGGACCGTTCATGCAAATTACCGAATGACGATCAATTGCTGGCAGAATTAACGTCAATTCGATACGGCTTTACGCCCGGCGGCAAGATGAAGGCCGAAAGCAAGGACGATATGCGCAAGCGTGGGTTGAAATCGCCCGATTTGGCTGACGCTTTGTGCCTGACGATGGCATCTGACGCTGCGACGGCCCTGTCTGGGTCAATGTCTACGTGGAAGCAGTCGATCAAGCGTAATCTGCGGGGGATTGCATGAAACAGGTGCCATTCAGTAAAATGTCGCCGAGGTTAAAGAATGTGGTGATGAATACTTGGATTAAGCAGTACGTCGCCAAGGGTTTGAGCTTGGAAGACGCACAGTACGCTGCGCGCTGGCGTTCTGGTGCGTGGAGGCTAAGTGACCGCATGAAAAAGGTAATGGCAGCTTTAGACGAAGTGTGATAAGTTTCCCTTAAATTTACTGAGAAAAGGCGGAGAACCGCAATGGAAATGCCTTGGAAAGAAGCATAAGTAATGGCCATCACAACATACGCAGAGCTGAAAACGTCAATTACTGACTTTCTCAACCGCGACGACCTAGAAACAGCCACCCCGACGTTCATTTCGTTGGCGGAAGCTGATATGCAGCGCCGTGTACGTCACTGGCGTCAGGAAAAGCGCAGTAATGCCAACTTGAACTCGCGATACAGCGATGTGCCGAGTGATTTCTTGGAAGTTATCCGATTTGGCGTGTCTGGCGGCAATCACTCAACGCTTGAGATGATTAGCCAGAGCGAAATGCTGGATCGGCGCATGAATAACGGAGACACTTCTGGATCTCCGCGTTATTATGCACTTACGGCAGGCGAAATTGAGCTATTCCCAACGCCAGCGGCAATCACGGCGACTGAGTTGTACTATTACAGCAAAATTGACGGCTTGAGCGACAGCAACACGAGCAATTGGCTGCTGGAAAACCACCCTGACGCCTACCTGTACGGCGCACTGGTTCACTCAGCACCATACTTGGCAGACGACGCCCGTATAACGGTTTGGGCCGCTTTGTATCAGAGCGCAATTGATGCTATAAACGCTGAGAGTGAATCCGTTAAATTTGGTGGCTCTGGTCGTCGCCTTAAAATCAGAGGGCTATCATGAGCTTTTCCAACACATACGAAACATACATCCTGAACTGGGCGTTTAATGCGTCATCAGTCACGCGCCCCACATCTTGGTATATTGGGCTGTTTACGTCCGATCCGGGTGAGGCACAGGGTGGCACTGAGCTATCTGGCAGTGGATATGCCCGCCAAGCGGCCACATTCACTGTGAGCGGCAATGCGGCGACAACCAGCAACGTAATTGAGTATCCATCGGCCACAGGCTCTTGGGGTACCGTTACGCACATCGCGGTTTACGACGCTTCGACTGGCGGCAATCAGATTGCATACGCTGCTTTAACGACATCGAAAACAATCGACACTGCTGACGTTCTTCGCATCCCAGCGGGCGACATTGATGTAACTTTAGACTGAGGTGACGCATGACGACCATCGTAACGAGATCCGGCAAAGGTTCGTCACTAACTCACACGGAAGTTGACGCAAACTTCACCAATTTAAACGCAGACAAGCTGGAACTTGCTGGCGGCACAATGTCGGGCAGCTTGGTGCTTAATGCGGACCCCACTGCGGGCCTACAGGCAACCACAAAGCAGTACGTGGACACAACCACGGCAACGGCTGCTCAAGGCACACTAGCTGACAGTGCAGTGCAACCTAATGACAGCCCTACGTTTGGCACTGTCACGGCCACTTCCTTCAGTGGCGATGGCTCTGCTTTAACGGGACTTCCCGCTGGCTACACAGATTCTGATGTAGATGCACACCTCAACTACTCTACAGCAACGACAGGTCAGGTTCTGAGTTTCAGTGGCTCTGACTATGATTGGGTAGATGCTGCTTCAGGTGCAGGTGGTGGTGGCTCAGATGAGATATTCTGGGAAAACGGTCAGAACGTGACCACGAACTACACAATCACAAACGGCAAGAACGCAATGTCGGCTGGCCCTATCACGATTGATAGTGGTGTCACCGTTACAGTGGGTGCTGGCGAAACATGGACGGTGGTTTAATATGAGTACATTAAAGGTAAACACACTAGAAGAAGCCACGTCTGGTGGTGCTACGTTTTACACGGCTAAGGCTTGGGTAAACTTAAATGGTATTGGTACTGTAGCTATTCGTGATGACGGTAACGTCAGTAGCATTACAGATAACGCGACTGGGGACTATACGACTAACTTTTCCGCATCTTTAACAAGCGCAGACTACACTATTTCTGGGATGGCACAGAGGGACACTGTAAACGAACTGCTTATGACTGACATCCCAGCAAATAGCAGGGGCTACACACCTTTAAAAACGGGGTCTGTTAGGCTTTTTGTACGCTGGACTCACACTTTCGGTCTTGTGGACCCTCAAACCTTTTGTATGGGTGTCATAAGATGAGCAATTACAGAGTAATATTTGAAGACCCAGAGCAACCAGAGCAACCCGCCTGTGTGCTTGTCCCTAGTGACAACTGGCTAGAAGAAGCCAAGGCTGGGCTGCTGCCACCTATCTCCGTTTACTGGGCATTGCAGGACGATGAGCAACAGGCCATCGCAGAGGGTCGTCACGACACCTTTAAGCATGACCCAGAGAAACATGCAGCACAGTGGAAAGCACCTCGCATTGGCCCTCTCACTGAAGAAGAAGCCATTGAGTATCTTGTAATGAAAGACATCCCTCGTCACATCTGGTCACAGGAATACAACAGACCGATGTTTAAGATTGTCAAAACAGAAGACGTGCCATCTGACAGGTCGTTTCGTAATGCTTGGAGGATAGCAGCATGAGTACGTTAAAGGTTGATACGTTACAGACTACAGGCGGTGCTGGGCTTTATCCTGCACTGGCTTGGGCGACTTACGAGCTGGACGGGGGTACGCCAAGCATAATAGCCGATGGTGGTGTCTCTAGTGTTACCGACTTGGGGGTTGGTGAGCCACAGTTTAACCTAGACACAGCCTTGCCAGCAGCAAACGGGTCGTGCTGGAACACACCTGCGCTTTACGATACTCCGGTGGAGTTTGCCTTGCAGGGAGGTGGCTACATTACAGCTACAACCCACTGGAAAGTTTACTGCGGATCAAACACCAATACTCGAAAGGACTGGGACTTAGGGTACACAGGTTTGATCCGATGAGCAAATACAGAGCAATCCGCAAAAGTTACGGAGAAACACAATGACACAGACTTTCATCAAGATCGGCGCAACAAGCTATGACGCCGCAGACTACACTCTCCCCGCAGAACGTACCTTCCGAGGTGCTTGGGAAGCTGATGCTGACGCAGGGATTATCTCTGTAGACATGGCAGCAGCACGAGACATCTGGCGTGACAATATTCGTCAGGCTCGTACTGAGCCACTGGCTGCACTCGACACAGCCTTTATGAAGGCACTCGAAACTGGTGCTGACACCACACAGATTACTGCTGACAAGCAAGCCTTGCGTGATGCACCTTCACTTGCAACCATTGATGCAGCTACTACACCTGCTGAACTTACAGCAATCCAGCCCATCCCCAACGTAACGGTGGAGTGATATGGCTAGTGTAATTAGAGGTAATGATAACTTCGATAGTGGTGTTGTCGGTAGTACAACCACAGGTGCTGTAGGGACATACGCTTTACTGCGTGGTTTGTCCGGTGCTGCGACCAACGCAGGGTCTACAAGTGCGGGGTCGGGCCTTTACTACACAGATACTTCTAGGTCTTACAATGGAAGCCCAAGCGCTGGTACGTGGAAATGTATGGGTTATGGGCTATACGGAGATAGAGCGACAGTATGGCTGAGGATTTCTTAAATGAGCATTACAATCACAGAAGTCCGCAATGCGGCATCTTTGCAAGCTGACAACCTCCTCATGGATGTAGAGATTAACCATCCACAGTACGGTTGGATACCCTACACACTAGATTCCGCTGACACCGACACAACCATTGACAACGATGCGGTCATGGCTCTGATCGGCACAGACTTTACAGCATATGTTCCGCCCACACAGGCAGAGCTAGACGCAGAACTTGCGTCAGAGGTCCGTGCTGATCGGGATGGATGTCTTGCAGAAGTAGATGCTATCGCTGGTAACGCATTGCGCTGGGCTGACCTTACATCCGCCGAGCAGGCTGAGTGGTCAACATACCGTCAAGCACTCTTGGACGTACCACAGCAAGCTGGTTTCCCTCACAACGTAACGTGGCCTGCTGGCACACTTACAGTACAGGATGCTGATTGATGACAGAAACATATTACGTTGAGCCTGACTACTGGATTTCCGGCTATGCTCAGGGTGATATATTCG